GTTCTGGATTTATATAGTTTAATATTTCATCTAAATTAAGCGTAGCCATATCTTTCCTCGTATAATTTTCTTGGGTCTACAAAAGTTGTGTTTGGTTCTGACATTGTTATTTGTACAGGAGAGCCAACTGTAACTTCTTTAGAAGGTTTTAGTTGTGGGTCACGAACTTGTAATTGTGGTGGAGGTTGGTTAGTTGCATCTATAACTTTACCACCCATTTGAGTTGTACCTACTTTATCCATAAACGACATATTTTCATAGCCATCATTAATAGTTCCTGTCAGAGAATTAAATCCATCTCCAATCATAGTATTTTCTAAACCATAGCCAAGCAATCCTTTTTCACCTGTAAGTGCAGAGTTCCTAACTTGATTAGATATAGGTTGACCTAAAAATCCTACATTACCTCCTACACCTGCACCACCTAATGGTGTAAATGGAGATATGCTTTCACTAAAGCCACCTGTAGTTAAAGGGTTTACTGTTCCAAATTCTGCAACAGGAGACATTCCTGCCATAGGGTTTGCTATAGAACTAGCTCCCATCGTTGCTCCTGTTCCAACACCTGCTCCTGCTCCTGCTAATGCACCTTCTGCTGCTAAAGTACTCATCATAGAAGTAGACCCTGCTGCTCCTGCTGTACCTGCTGCTCCAGAGCCTAATGCTCCTGCAAAAGTACCTGTACCTAATCCACCTACACCAGTACCTACAGCTAATCCTGTCATTCCATTACCACCCATTGCTCTGTCAGCAACGTAACCTGCTGCCATGTAAGGTATCATTGCCATTATTTACCTCCTCCGCCTGAACTATTAGTAGTAGAGTTCATAGGAGTAGGAGCACCATAAGCAGCTGATAAGTAAGATTGTAACTTACTGTAAGGTTTGTTTTGTTCAAACTCAAATCTACCAATATCAGACTGTAACTCTTGTCTTGAATAATCTTCTTGTTGTTGCCCTACATTCATAAGCTGTTGTATGTCACTATAATCTTGTCCTGCTATAGCTCCAGCATTTCCTATAGCTGCATCTTGTCTACCTCTTTCGTTAGCATAGTTTTGATAAGCTAATTCCGCACCTCTTGAAGATAAAGCATTTGCTAAATTTTCTGTTGCTGTACCCTCTAATTCACCCATAGCACCTGAACCATATCTGCCTGATGCTGCCGTTCTACTTCCAATATCTCTAATAGCTGTATTAAATTCTGATACGACTGGTTTAGCTGCATTAGCCATCATAGATGCAAAGTATGGATTTCCTGCTGATAATCTATCACCTTGTATTGTGCTTAATGCTTGAGTTTGAGCTGCTGGTACTAATGGACTACCAGCTCTTGCTCTATCACCTGCTAAACCTAATGCTTCTGTTGTTGCTCCTGATGCTGGAACATAAGTTGCATCAGGATAATATTCTGGAGACTCATCTTGATAAAGATTTTTTGATTCATCTAAACCATAGGTTATGTATGGCAAAATAGCAGGGTCAATATTTTGTGTAGTAGTTTGTGTTTGACCGCCACCACCACCACCTTTATATTCACGCAATCCAGTAACAGGATTAATAGACCCTGAACCACCATGTGCTCTTAAAAGGTTAGCTTCCCATGTATTAACATGAGCAAGTTCAGTATCTCCTTCTCTACCTAGTTTGCCTAAATCTTTTGCTAACCAGTTATATAACCATATTTTTAACTTAATCATTCTAGTTTCAACTCCATTAATTGATATTTTTTTTCGTAACCATATAGCCTATTCCATAACCTAGCTATACTCTCGTATTTAGTAGACCCTTGTATTGCTGTTCCACCATTATGTTTGACCCACTGTTTAAACTGCCCAAACCCTGCTTTAGTATTCTTACCACCTATATAAGTAATATAAGCAACCCTGTCGTTAGGATAGTTAATCCATTGAACAGTTAATGCTACATAACACTTATCTTCTTTCATTACTAAAAGTAATTGTTGCTGACCTTGCGTTACTAGCAGTTTTAGTTGGTCTGCTGTAAATTCGTTGTTACCTTTGTCTAATGCTTTTTGTAATAAAGGTTCTGCAAGATACCAAAATCTTTGCACTTGATTCGTAGGCACTACATAGAGTTTCATAAAATTTATCCAACAATGATATAATCATATGTTACATCAGTATTAGATGTATTTCTATGCTCTATAACAAAGCTACCTTTGGCTTTTGTTTTAATAAATGTATGGTCTGATTCTGCTGCTGCATTTGCAGTTCTTGATGACAATACGATGATTGAATCAAAACCTGCTCTTTCATTACTGACTGTAGTTTGTGTTACTGATGTTGCTAAAGTAAAAGTGCCACTGTTATTTGTTTTGCCATTCATAGCGTTATTAACTACTTCTGCTACAGCTCTAGGGTCACCACCTTGATAAGGAAGTGTACGATACATTCTAGGCATTATCTATTGCCTTGTGGTTTAAAGTCTACATCTATTGCCATAGCGTTTTCCCATGAACCTGTAGGTTGAACAGATACCCTATGGTATCTTCCACCAGTTCTTACATTGGCTCTACCTTCTGATGTTGTAGATACTGTTGGTCCAAATATAATAGAATCATCTAATTCTTTCCGACTTGCTACTGATACATCTGCACTGCCATTGTCTATTTGTGGTCTTAATAAATTAATTACAGAGTTATATCCATTTTCTAAATCAGTAGTTACTAATTCACTGTTATAAGTAGAACCTGTAAAACTAATTATTTTAGTGTCTCTTGCACCAGCAAATAAAAATTTACCACCCACCCATAATCTTGCATCTAAACTAGCTGGCATAACATCTATATCAGTGTAACCTAGAGTACCTAAACCTTCTAAAGTAGTTCCTAATGTTGCAATGTTTCCTAAAACAGTTGCTGTTGTTTCAACTCTTGACCATTTATCTAATGTCCAGTTATAAACTAGCATACTTCTGCTACCACCAACATTAGCATAATTCCATATAGCAATATTTAATGATGGGTTTATAGATGAAGTCATATTTCCTAATAAACTTAAATCTACATCTGAAAAAAACCATCTGTCTATTTTTTCATTGCCTATTGCTTGAACTTGGTTACCATCACATTTATAAAATCCATCATCACTTAAAAAGAATGAAACTTGATTGTATTGGCAAATAGAGTTACCTGATAAACAACCTAATCCTCTTGATATATTATCAAATTGAAAGAAAAGTGGACTTCCTACATATGACATTCTTGAAATTGATTTTTCTAAAAAGACTAAACCAAACTCACCGCCAGTTAATCCTACAACATTACCCCCATCTGCAATTACTTGTAAATCTGACTGTGATGTAGCTCCTGCTGTCCAATCTGTTTCATCATTAATATCTGACCACCTTACTGTAGAGCGACCTAACGCTCCTGTAGCTACACTACCTGTTACTACAAAGTCTCTTACTACTGTAATTTTTTTTGCTGTAGGAGATGTTGCTACATCTGCAAATGCAGTTGAAGTGCCTATAGTCCAATATTGAATTTTAGCTGTACCATTTACAGCAAGAACTGTTTTTCCAAATTGAGTAAAGACCCAAGGAAATGAACTTGTATAGCCACCTGATTTAGATTTATCTTCTAACGCTTCTGTAGATGAATTAAATTTAAAAAGTTTAGTTGCACCACCTGCAAACAAAACAACTTCTGTATCAAATTTTGCTACAAAAATAGAATTAATATTTTCTGATGCTGCTCCACTAAAATCTTCTGCATTAGGAAAAGGTTGATAACCAATAGATACAGGTATCACATTCTTTGCATCATTAAGACTTCCTGCATTGTCTGGTTGGTCTGGATTCCAGTCTGTAAATTGAACTCGTTTAGTAGGCATTAGTTTACTTTACCCCCTGATATTGTTCCTGTTGTAACATAAGTAATGTATGAATTTCCGTCTATAGCATTACCTGCCACACCACCTGCTGTAACTCCTCCTGAACCATTAACACCTAAATTTCCACCAGCTCCACCACATCTTGTGCCAAAAGCATCACAAGACCCAGCTCCACCAGTTGTTCTAGTCCCATCACTAGCTCTTGCTGAATTGTTCTTTTCTGCTCTTGGACCAGCTCCAATTCCACCAACACCTGCTGGTATAGCTACATTTAATCCTGGACTTAAAGTTGTTGACCCATTTGAAGATAATATGCTTCCTGAAGAACCTGCTTCATGGTAGCCACCTGCTCCACCACCACCAGACCCAGCGGCATAGTATGTTCTTTGACTTCCACCCCCTCCTCCACCACCACCACCACCACCAATAAGTGAGTTGTTAGTTAAGGTTAATGGAAATCTTGTGTATAGTCCTGTGCCACCAAAATCACCTGCTACTGATTGAGCACCTTCACTATTAGACCCTGGTCCACCATTACCACCTCTTCCAGTAATGCTAGAATCTGTAGGAAGAGTAAGTCTTACAGAGCTACCAATAACAAGAGAACCCACATCAAACGCAGGGACTGTATTATTTGTAGATACAAAATGCGTTCCACTAGAAACAGTTATTTCTGCAATAGTAGGAAAAGAAAGGCTTAAATAAGTAGCTAAATTAAAGTTTTTTATTAAACCATCAGAATCACCTGACAAAGTAATATAAGTAACACCATGAACCAACTCCCAAACACCAGATTCTTTTACATAAACTTCAGTGGCTTGTTTCCAAACACCACTGTCTTTAATAAGAACTTCTTTTACTTCTTTATTTAAACCGCTATCATTTACATAGATAGTCATTTAATCTACCTTGTACCAAATATCACCATCAGATCCACCCGTAGGATTAGATGTAGAAACAGTTTTTGCTCCTGATGCGTTTGTTCCTACAGTAATAGAATTTATAGTTGTACCAGTAATAGCTCCCCCACTAATATTAACTGCATTAGAATTTTGAGCAGCCATTGTGCCTACAGTACCTACTTTTGTTTCTATAAAGGCTGTAGTAGCTAATTGAGTTGTGTTTGTTCCTGCTGCGGCTGTTGGTCCAGTAGGGATTCCTGTTAAAGTAGTTGTGCCATCTACTGTAAGATTACCCCCAACCACTAAATTATCATTATCATAACCTGTAGAAAAATCTTTTACTTGAGACATTATCTCTCTTATGGCATTGTTAATGGTTGCTGGCGGGCAGCCTTCATTAATATTAATTCCACCTACATCCGTATTCGCACCTGCTGTTGGTGACCATTCTGAAATTTTATCACGACTCATATTATCCTATCCTTTTCCATGTGTTTAAAGTTACTGGAACTACTGTCCAATTATTTCCTTGAATATGTCCATCAGCTATTACTGTTGCTGTTGCAGATATTGAAGCATTACCAGCTAATATTGTATTTGCATCAGCAGTTAAAGTAGCGAAACCATTTATACTAGCAGTTGAATCTACTATAAAGCCACCTATTGCTTGTAAGTTTGCTACCCCACTAATACTAGCACTTCCTGTAACAGTGGAGCTAGATGCTTCTACACTAACTGTTGCTACTCCATTTATAGCAGCCGTACCAAACAAAATTGATGTAACTACAGCACTTGCTGTTAAATTTGCTGTGCCACTAATGTTAGCTGCACCTGTAAGTGTGCGTATACCTAAATCACTAAATGGTGCACCTGAAAATGAAGTTATTCCAAACATTAATTTATCCTAAAATTTATCTAGTGTTTTTTTTATTTTATCTAATAACATAGGCATTAATCTCATTCCTGAATAACCTATAAAAAAAGCTAAAGCAGGTTCAAAAGAAGTATGTAAATTAAATGTAGCAACTAGTGGAGGAATTAAAAAAGTAATAGATGCAAGTGCTATACATATATTGTAAAACAATTCTATTCTTGCATTTTTTCTATGAATCATCCAATTAATGTGACCACCTTTTGGCTTTCTTCCTTTTACTTTTTGTGTATTGTAATTACACAATCCTCCAATAATACTTGCTATAATACTAAAAATATGGTCTAAAAAATAAGGCATTATTCACCCCAGTTTTGATTGTTCATTACCTCAATTAAGGCTTCCACATCAGCACATTTAACTATTTCTAATTCTAATCTATCTGATTCAGCTACCACATGAGCACGATTTGCTATTACGTTAGATGGTATTTCTACCTCTCTTTCTGTTTTTCTAATTACATACCAATCAGTTTGTGCAAGTATAGAACCTGCTGTGTGATTTACTTGGTTTGTCATTTGGTATTTTAAACCATGTGTTACTAATTGCTCTCCTGTATCTTCGTCCATAATTGCAACACCATCTTCATCTACTGCATCTACATCTTCCATTGCTTTAGGATTATCTAGTTCGCCATTCCAGTAGTATGTGTCATTAGCTCTTACAGGGTCATCTATCCATGTAATACCTAATTCATCTTTATCTTCCTGTGTTGAATTTTGTAACCAATTTCTTGGGTACTGTATGCCATCATGTGTAAAACCCTTGTTTATAGAAAGAGTTTTTCCATCTAATTTATAAGACATTTCTTATTACCTCGCTGTTGAATTTTTAAAAGGGTTTTTGGCAAATGCCATGTATACATATGTGCTT